ATTGTTAAGTTTAAAAGTAATAAATGGGAGTATACTGAATACCCTAAAGAACTTAATAAGATCAAAACAATATTTGATTGGAAAGAATATCCTAATGATTTTAAGGAAAAATACATAGAATATATAGAGAATGAGTTCAAGCGCAGAGAAGAAGGCTTATGGTATTATAACAGGGATGTTCCTACTTATCTTACTGGTACTCATTACATGTACTTGCAGTGGAGTAAAATTGACATCGGGAAGCCGGACTTTCGTGAAGCCAATAGATTATTTTACATCTTTTGGGAGGCATGTAAGGCAGACACCAGATGCTATGGAATGTGTTACCTTAAGAATAGACGATCGGGGTTCTCTTTCATGGCAAGTGGTGAGACCGTTAATTTGGCAACCATATCCAGTGACGCACGTTACGGGATTTTGTCCAAGTCCGGTCCTGATGCTAAAAAAATGTTCACAGACAAAGTCGTGCCAATATCCGTTAACTACCCGTTTTTCTTCAAACCAATCCAAGACGGTATGGATAGACCTAAAACAGAACTTGCGTTCAGAGTACCAGCATCAAAACTTACAAGACGGAGTATCACGAGCACAGATAAACCAGAAGATCTACAAGGTTTGGACACCACGATCGACTGGAAGAACACGGGTGATAACTCCTATGATGGGGAGAAACTTAAACTCCTTGTACATGATGAATCAGGGAAATGGGAGAGACCGAACAACATACTCAACAACTGGAGGGTTACCAAAACAACGTTAAGGCTAGGTAGTAGAGTAATAGGTAAATGTATGATGGGTAGTACATCTAACTCATTAGACAAAGGTGGTGGAAATTTTAAAAAACTATACAAAGATTCCGATGTTACTAAACGAAATAGAAATGGGCAAACTAGTTCTGGTCTTTACAGTCTTTTTATTCCTATGGAATGGAATTACGAAGGGTTTATTGATGAGTATGGTCAGCCAGTATTTGATACACCTGAAACGGAAGTTAAAGGATCTTATGAAGACATTATAGATATAGGGATACTTGAGCATTGGCAGAACGAGGTTGATGGATTAAAGAATGACTCAGACGCTTTAAACGAGTTCTACAGACAATTTCCTAGAACAGAAGAACACGCCTTCAGAGATGAAACTAAAAACAGTATATTTAACTTAACTAAAATATATCAACAAATAGATTATAATGAAGGGGTTAACAATAGCTCTGCTATAACTACAGGGAACTTTCAATGGGTGAGTGGTATTAAAGATTCAAATGTAATATTTTATCCAGATCCTAAAGGTAGATTTAATGTTAGTTGGATACCAAAATCTCATTTACAAAATAAAGTAATAGAAACATCTACAGGTAAAAAGCCCGGTAATGAACACATGGGTGCCTTTGGTTGTGATAGTTACGACATATCAGGTACTGTAGATGGTCAAGGGTCTAAAGGTGCATTACATGGATTGACTAAATTCTCTATGGAAGATGCACCTCCAAATCATTTCTTTTTAGAGTACATTGCTAGACCTCAAACTTCAGAAATGTTTTTTGAAGATGTTTTAATGTCACTTGTTTTTTACGGTATGCCAATACTAGCAGAAAATAACAAACCAAGACTTCTTTACTATTTAAAAAGAAGGGGGTACAGAGGATATTCGATGAACAGACCTGATAAGATTTGGAATAAATTATCTACAACAGAAAAAGAGATTGGTGGAATACCAAACTCTAGTGAAGATATAAAACAAGCACACGCAGCTGCTATTGAAATGTATATTCAAGAGCATGTTGGTATGACTGTTGACGGAGATCATGGAAGTATGTATTTTAATAAAACACTAAATGATTGGTCAAGGTTTGATATAAACAATAGAACTAAATTTGATGCTTCTATAAGTAGTGGTTTAGCTGTAATGGCTTGCAATAGAAATCTTTACAGACCAAGCGTAAAAAGAGAGAAAACAAAATTTAATATTGGCTTTTCTAAGTATCACAATGAAGGAAGCTCATCTAAATTAATAAAACAATAATATGGCTCAATCAGGTATTAAAAGTTATTTCCCAAGTCAGGTAGTTAGTGATCTTGAAAAGATGAGTCTAGACTATGGTTTAAAAGTAGCTAAAGCTATAGAGAACGAATGGTTTTATCATTCTGATTATGGTAACGATAGGTTTAAATCTAACTTTGACAGTTTTCATAGATTAAGATTATATGCTAGAGGTGAACAATCTATTCAAAAGTATAAAGATGAATTATCTATTAATGGTGATCTATCTTATTTAAACTTAGACTGGAAGCCAGTACCTATAATACCTAAGTTTGTAGATATTGTTGTTAACGGTATTGCAGATAGAACTTACGATGTAAAAGCTTACTCTCAAGATCCTTATGGGATAAGTAAAAGAACTGAATACATGGAAAGTCTTTTGGCTGACATGAGAACTAAAGAATTAAATGCTTTTACAAAACAAGCGTTTGGAGTTGACATAGCTAACTTTCCAGAAGAAAAGTTACCAGACTCAGAGGAAGAACTTGCATTACATATGCAGTTAACTTACAAGCAAGCAATAGAGATAGCAGAAGAACAAGCTATAAATGTATTGTTTGATTCAAATAGATATGAGCTTGTAAAGAAAAGATTTTATTATGACCTTACTGTAATAGGTATTGGTTGTGTTAAAAATACTTTTACTGAATCTGAAGGTATTAAGGTTGAATATGTTGATCCTGCTAACTTAGTTTACTCTTACACTGACTCTCCATATTTCGAAGATATATATTATGCAGGTGAAATAAAGACTATACCTATTAATGAACTCAAAAGGGAGTTCCCTAACATGAGTCAAGAAGAGTTAGAGGAAATAAGTAAACAACCTAACAATACTGCAATACCTAATACAAGAGCTTTATATAATCAAAGTGATAACAATCAAATAGATGTTCTTTACTTTAATTATAAAACGTACATGAATGAAGTGTACAAAATAAAAGAGACTGCAACAGGTGCATCAAAAATTTTAGTTAAAGATGACACCTTCAACCCACCTATAGAAGTATTAGACTCTAACTTTGAAAAAGTATCTAGATCTGTAGAAGTTCTATATGAAGGAGTTTTAATTCTTGGTACTAAAAAACTTCTTAAGTGGGAGATGGCAACAAACATGATGCGACCAAAAAGCGATAGCTCTAAGGTTAAAATGAATTATGCTATTGTTGCACCTAGACTTTACAAAGGTAGGATAGAGTCTTTAGTGGGTAGGATCACAGGGTTTGCTGATATGATACAGTTGACACATTTGAAGTTGCAGCAAGTCATGTCAAGAATGATACCTGATGGTGTTTATTTAGATGCTGATGGTATAGCTGAAGTTGATCTTGGTAACGGTACTAATTATAATCCGCAAGAAGCGTTGAACATGTTCTTTCAAACTGGTAGTATTGTTGGTAGATCATTAACTTCTGATGGAGATATGAACCCCGGTAAAGTACCAATCCAAGAAATTGCTAGTGGTAATGGTGGGGCTAAAATGCAAACATTAATACAGACATATAACTATTACCTACAAATGATTAGGGATGTTACTGGATTAAATGAAGCAAGAGATGGTAGTACACCTGATAAGAATGCTCTGGTGGGTGTACAAAAACTTGCAGCAGCAAATTCAAACACAGCTACTAGACACATACTTCAGTCTGGTTTATTCTTAACAGCAGAAACTGCTGAATGTTTATCTCTTAGAATTTCTGATGTTTTAGAATATTCACCTACAAGAGAAGCTTTTATACAAAGCATAGGGGTTCATAATGTAGCCACACTAGATGAACTACAAAATTTACACATACACGATTTTGGTATATTTATAGAGTTAGAACCTGATGAGGAAGAGAAAGGTATGCTTGAAAATAATATACAAGTAGCTGTCGCTCAAAAAGGTATAGATCTTGAGGATGCTATAGATCTAAGACAGATTAAAAACGTTAAACTAGCAAATCAATTACTCAAGATAAGGAGGAAGAAAAAATTTGAAAGAGACCAAGCGGTGTCACAACAAAATATACAAGCACAAGCTAATGCAAACGCACAAGCGCAACAAGTGGCAGCACAAGCAGAAGTTCAAAAGCAGCAATCACTTATTCAAATAAACAGTCAACTTGAGCAATTAAAAGCTCAATTAGAATCTCAAAAGATGGATCAAGAAGTTTTTGCTAAGAAAGAGCTTATGCAATTAGAGTTTCAATATAACTTACAACTTAAACAATTAGAAACATCTGGTGTAAGGGGTAGAGAAAAAGAAAAGGAAGATCGTAAAGATAAAAGAACAAAAATACAAGCATCTCAACAATCTGAATTAATTGATCAAAGAAAAAAGGACAAACCACCTAAAAACTTTGAGTCAACAGGTAATAGTATAGTTGACGGTGATTTCAACTTAGGTGGTTTTGACTTAAACAATTAAAAACAAAACAAAAATAAAATGAGTGTACATTTCGGAACAGGTTATGATTTTGGGCAAAACGGATCTATATTTACAGATGCAGCTACACAAGTAGTCCCACCAAGTGACCGTAAAATAATAGCAATACAATTTTTAGCAGATACAACATTTAGTGAACTTTCTCCAGAAAACGGTACAGCTGGTATTTCTGTTGGTAATGCTTCAAATGAAAAAGGTGCAGGTTCAACAGCTACACCAAATGGAACAGGTGCATCTGGAGGTCAAATAGTAGACTCATCTAATGTATTTGCAAAAGGTCTTTCAATATTTGGTAGGTGGGATAGTTTTACAATAACAGCCGATGCTGATGGTGGTGTAATCGCTTATCTAGGATACTAATGCCGGGGTTAGGAATAAGTTTATCTACTTTTCCACCTGCTGCTGCTGTAGCAATAGAGGATTATGTATGGAGTATTAGTGGTAATGATCTAACCCCAATACCTAGTATAGCCTATGACTTTAGTGATTCATGGGATGTAACTAGTACAGAACTAACACCTGCAGTTTCACCCGGTGAAGAAGGTTATTGGAATGTAGATGCAAACGGAGATTTAACACCTAAATAACAAAACATGGCAACTAAAAATATAGTACCTAATGCAAATGGTGAAGGTGAAATAGGAACTTCAAGTAAGTATTGGTCAAAATCTCACATAAATACTATTACAGTAGGTACTTCAGTTGTACCTGATGCTCAAGATGGTGCTGCACTTGGAACAACTTCACTTCAATTTTCAGATTTATTTTTAGCAGATTCTTCAGTAATTGGGTTTGGAGATGATAATGATACTACTTTAACTCACACAGATGGAAGTGGATTAACATTAAATAGTACAAATAAATTAATGTTTAATGATGCTAGTCAATTTATTCAAGGATCTAGTGCAACTGTATTATCTCTTGGTGCAACAGATGAAATTGATTTAACGGCTACAGCTATTGATGTTAATGGTACAATGGATGTTAGTGGTAATGCAACTTTTGCAAGTAATGCAAGAATTGGTAGTCAATCTTTTCCTGCTTTTCATAGTAATAGAGATGTTTTAGTAATTGGACAAAAAGGTAACCTTAGTGCAATAGATAGTAGCGGTGATATTTATTTAAATAACAATATTTTTGTAAATTCTTCTGGTCAAGATACAGCTATAGCAGCTGGTGGAACAGCACAATTAAGATTATCAGACAGTGAAATATTAATATATACTGGAAACAGTCCGGGTGCAGGTGCAGCTGCGACATTAACACCAAGATTAACAATATCATCAACTGTTTCAACTTTTGGAAATAACATTAAAATACCAGACTCTGGTACAATTGGTTGTGCTAGTACAACTAATGCAATAACAATAGTAAGTGGTGGTGAAGTTGAATTTACAGGAGGAAATCACATTTCAGGTGCATCTTCACTTAGAGCACAAGCAAAATCAGGTAATTTATTTTTAGATACTTCAGCATCTGCTCAAATAAGAACAAACGGAACTACAACAGCATTAACTTTAGATGCTAGTCAAAATGCAATTCTTGTAGGTACGTTAAATATTGGTAATGGTAGTGCATCAACTCCGGGATTAAACTTTGCAGGAAATGGTGATGCTGGTTTTTATAATGTTGGTGGTGACAATATAGGATTTGCAGCTAATGGAGCAGCTGTGTATTCAATGAATACTGATGGTATTACATTAGAAAGTGGTAAAGGATTATTTGTTGGAGGTACTGGATCAGCTAATAAGTTAGATGATTATGAAGAAGGTACTTGGACACCAAGAATAACAGATGGAACTGATGTTGCTCAAAGTAATGGCACATATACTAGAGGTGATTATACTAAAGTTGGAAGATTAGTTCACTGTAGTGGTCAGATAATTTTAACTGACCTTACTTCTTCAGGTGGTGCAGAAGTAAATGGAGCAATTAGAATGGATGGTTTTCCGTTTGCTAATAGAAATATACAGGGAGCGCAATCTGCAGGTATAATTGGTTCAGCATCTTTTCTTAATATAACTGCAGGTCATACTGTTGTACTTCAAATGTTGTTAAATGTTGCAGAGGCTGGTTTTAGACTCACTGATTCAACTGGAGGAACCACTGATATGCAAGCAAGTGAATTTAGTGATGATGGTCAAATTACTTTTTCAATATCATATATGACTGACTTATAAAAAAAATACATCTAATAAATTTAAAAAAAATAAAACAATGGCAATAACATATACATGGGATACAAAATCTGTAGATACCTACCCAACAAAAAGTGGTAAATCAGATGTAATATTTAAAGTTTATTGGCAGCTAAAAGGTGTAGATGATACAGAAGAAGAAAACTCATCGGTATCAACTGGTGTTGCAGAAATAGATACTTCAGATCTTTCTAGTTTTACAGGGTTTACAGATTTAAAAGAATCTGATGTAACTGGTTGGGTTGAAGCTTCTCTCGGTACAGATCAAATAAATCACTATAAAAGTGTAATTGAAGAAGTAATACAAGAAAAAGCAACACCAACTGTTGTTAGAAAATATGTTAGTGAATAAAAAAAATAAAACATGGCAACTAAAAACATAGTACCTAATGCCGACAGTGAAGGTCAATTAGGAACATCAAGTAAATTTTGGTCTTCAGCTTATTTAGATGGATTAAATATTGGCAATGATGCTGCGGCTAATTTGGTGTTTACGCCATCTGCAAATGACACTATCACTCTTGCAGCAGCGGCTAATGGGGCTTTTACAATTACAACTGTAGATACAGCAGCAGCAGCAGCTAATGTTGGATTTGTTGTAGATGGGGCTTTTGATGTAGATGCAGCAGGTGCAGTAACTATAGATGGTGTAGGTGTAGCAGTTGGATCTAGTGGAGCAGCTTCTTTAATTACTAGTGGAGCAGCAAGTGATATAGTTGTAACAACCGTTCACACAGCAGGTATGGCATTTCAATTAAATGCTAACACAAACGCAGCTTCAGAAGTAGAAATTAATGCCGGTATACTTGATTTAAATGCAAGTGGAAATATAACTATTGATGGTGCTGATGATATTACTACTACTGCAGTAGATAATCTTTCTTTAGCAACCAGTTCTGCTGATGGTTTATTGTTGATTTCTTCAGCACATACAGCTGGTCAAGCAATACACATTGACGGTAATGCAAATGCAGGTTCAATAGTAGATATAGATGCTGGTATTTTAGATATTGATGTTACAGCTGCAGCTACAATAGATGCTGTTGGAGTAGCAATTGGAGCCGGATCAGGTGAGTTAGATCTTACCACTACTGGAACTATGGATGTAAATTCAGCAGCTTTAGATATTGACACTTCGGGTGCTATCACTATAGATGCAGCTGGCGTAGCTAGTGATATATCTATATCAACCGCACATACAGCTGGGACTGCTTTTCTTTTAGATGCAAACGCAAACGCAGGTTCTATAGTACAAGTTGATGCTGGCATACTTGATTTAAACGTAACTGGAGCAACAACTTTAAACGGCACAACTACAACAATAACATCTTCATCTTCTGATATTACTACTTTTGCTACTACAAATGCAACTTCTGGTTACACTGAGTTTGCTTACAATACTAGTACGGTTGCAGGTTATATAGGTAATGGTACTTCTTTGTTAAGTGGTGCAGCTAATACTGATTTTATAATGAGATCTGAAAGTGGTGCTATTAAATTTACAACAGGTGGTGGTAATTTAGCGTTGACTATAGATTCTAGTCAAAATGCAACTTTTGCAAGTAAATCAGATATTACTACTTCTGTATCAGGATTTGCATCAACAATTACAAATAACAAAGATGATTCTCAAGGTGTATTAATAAGAACATCAGACAGTGATGGAGGAGAATACATACTTGATTTACAATCATCATCAACTACAACTGGAACAGACTACGCTTCTAAGTTTAGAGTTGCAAAAGGAGGTGATATTGCAATGCCAAGAGCTTATAATGATACATCTTTTACTGCAATATATGTTGATTCTACTATAAGCTCTGGAGCTTCTACATATCAAGGTTCTTTATTATTACAAGCAGGGGGTAATGGTTCAGCATCTTATGGAGGAAGTATGGTATTATACGGTCATGCTCATGCTTCACTTCCGGGGACTGCGTTGATTGGTTTAAGTGCCGTATCTGGTGCTAAGTTTACAATAAATAACTACGGTGCAGGTGGTGGTAATGAATTGTTTAAGGTTGAAAGAGATAATTATAACGCAACTGTAAGTCTAGGCAACTTAGTAATAGGTACAGCAGGTAAGGGTATTGATTTTAGTGCAACAGCCAATGGAGGTGTTTCTACGCCTAGTGAACTTTTAGATGATTATGAAGAAGGTACTTGGACACCAGCGTTTACTGGTGTAAATACAAGTGGAACTGCTAGAGGATTTTATACAAAAATTGGAGATACAGTACACGCCCATGCAACTATAACTTCTATATCAGTAAGTGATGGAAATCAAGTAATAATTAGTCTTCCCTTTACTAGAATAAGTTATGCTGGTGGTGCTCACAACGGAGGAGGTTCAGTTGGATATACTGATTTGACTGTAGATGAATTAGCGGTAGCTCCATCTAATAATGCAGCATCAGTTGTCTTATACAAAGATACACCAAGTGCAGCAGTTACAAGAACTGACATGTCTGGTAAAAGAATTGATTTTAGCATAACCTATCAAACAGCTACATAAAAAAATACATTCAGTAGGTTCTGGGTGCGGACAAATAAATAAATAAATTATGGCAATAACAAAAGAAGTAAAAGCAGATAAGATAGAAGTAGTTGGTGATTGGAGTATTCAAGTAAGAACAGCTACAATTATTAAAGAAGATGATGTTGAATTAACAAGGTCTTTTAGTAGACATGTGTTACAACCGTTTACCTCATCTAAAGCAGATGATAACAGTTGGACACATACAGACACTGATATTTCAGGTGAAGCAGCTAGTGTACAAGCAATAGCAAATGCTGCATGGACAGATGATATAAAAGCTGCATACAAAACCTTTACAGAAGCACAAACTAATCCTTAAAGATTAACATGGGGACAAAACATATAGTCCCAAGAGCCGAAGGTCAAGGTGGTATAGGTACTGCTACCCTAGGTTGGGGAGAATTATTTATTACAAATACTACAAATGATAGTGCCACTCAAGGGGGTAAGTTAACACTTACCTCCAATGATGGTAACGCCATGCAAAGTGGTAGTAGACTTGGAGTCATAGAGTTCAAGGGTGCTGAGAGTAGTTCTGCTTTAACTATAGGTGCTAGAATAGAAGCTATATGTGATGCTGCTTGGACAGCAACAGAGAACGGTGCTTCGTTAAAGTTTTTTACTACAGACGCTAATGCTAGTGAGTCACTAGTATTAACTTTAGATAGTAATAAACTTGCAGTCTTTACAGGTGCAGTAGCAATAAACGGTGATCTTACTGTTAATGGTACACAAACTACAGTTAACTCACAAACCGTAACTATAGATGATCCGGTATTTACTCTTGGTGGTGATACTGATCATACTAGTGATGATAACAAAGACAGGGGTATTGAGTTTAGATATTATTCGGGATCAGCTAAGTTAGGATTTTTTGGTTGGGATGATAGTGCTAGTGCTTTTACATTTATAGCAGACGCTTCAAACTCAGGTGAAACATTTAGTGGTAGTTCAGGTAACGTAATATTTGGAAATATTACAGGTACACTACAAACAGCAGCACAAACAAATATAACAAGTGTTGGTGCTTTAAATGGTGGTACTATAACTTCAGGGTTTGGTGCTATTAATAACGGATCTTCAACTATAACAACTACAGGTTTAATAAGTGGTGGTTCATTAGATATAGATAATGTGTTGATTAATGGTACAACCATTGGTCATACAGATGATACAGATTTGATGACTCTATCTAGTGGTGTTTTAACTGTTGCAGGTGAACTTGATGCTGTTTCATTAGATATCTCTGGGGATGCTGACATAGATGGTACACTTGAAGCTGATGTTATTACGGTAAATGGTACAGCTTTAAACACAGTTATAGCTGGTGTTACTGTAACAAACGCTACAAACTCTGCTCATGTTTTAGTAACTGATAATGAAAGCACAAACGAAAATAACTTAATTACTTTTGTTGAAGGAGCAACATCTTCTACAGGTAATGTGGGTCTTGAGATGGATGGTAATCTTACTTATAACCCATCAACTGGAACAGTAACAGCTACAGGGTTTTCTGGTAATTTAACAGGTACACTACAAACAGCAGCACAAGGTAACATTACATCACTTGGCACACTTACAACACTAACAGTAGATAATGTTGTTATAAATGGGACCACTATTGGTCACACTAATAATTCAAGTTTAATGACTTTAGCTAGTGGATCATTAACAGTTGCCGGTAATATTGCAATACCAAACGATGGTACAATTGGTTCTGCTGGTACAGCTGGTGCAATAGCTATTGATTCTAGTGGTAATACAACTTTTTCACAAACTATAAAAGCAGCAGGTTATGCTGATAATAGTAATGGGACTAGAGTTATGTCATTAGCTTTTTCTAGTCCTAATCCAAATCTTGTCATAGCAGATCAATCAAGTGGAAATATATCTCCTTCTGCTAATACAAGAACGATACTTTCAATTGCTGGAACTGATAATTTTTTGCAGTTGAATAGAAATGTTAACGGAGAATCTAACGCTCAAAATGGTAATGTGATGTTGGGTGCAACTCAATCTTTTAATGCCATATATTCAAGAGAAGTAGACAATACGGATAAAGAATTTCGTATTCTTACTGGCACTACAGCTAGACTCACCATCTCATCGGGGGGTGATACTACTTTAACTGCAAGTTATTCGGGTAACACTTTTCCGTTCAGAGTTGGTTATTTGGATGGATCATCAACTTATACTCCTACTTTTGTTATTGAGGATAACGGTAAAGTGGGAATTGGACTTAGTGTTACTGATCCCGTAAAAACTTTAGATGTCAGAGGGCAATTGGCAATATCAAATAGTGCAAGTTCTTATTGGTATTTAGATAGAAATGATTCTAGTGGTAATTTTGATATAATAAACGATTCAAATCAAGTAAAAATCACCATCGCCTCGAATGGTGTTGCTACATTTTCAAATTATATTGACACACCCGAAGTAAGGCAAGGTGGAGAATTTATGATTGGGAGATCTAGCAATATTATAAGAATAGGCAGTGGTGACGGATCAGATTCTTTATCATTTTATGCGGGAGGTTCTGAAAGACTCACCATCTCAACGTTGGGTACTTTAGTTAATACTGCAAATTCCAATAATGGATCAACTTCTATTTTTAAAAATATTTCATCTACAACTCCTTATGGCATTGCTATTGAATTACCTAATGGAAGTTCTGATGAAACTAGGTATTTTGTTTATTGTGGACTTGCATCAAACGCTCCTAGATTTAAAGTAAGTACGGCAGGAACTATATATGCAGTAAATCAAAGTGTACAATCAATATCTGATGTAAGATTTAAAGAAAACATAAGAGATTTAGATACAGGTTTAAGTGAAATTTTACAATTAAAACCTAGGTTATTTGATTGGAAAGAGGGTAAAGGAATGGACACAAAAGATTCTGTTGGTTTTATTGCTCAAGAAATAGAAGAAATTTTACCAAAACTTGTAGATGATAATTGGAGTGAAGAAGGAATTGATGAAAAAGGGGCGGCTATTGAAGGTGAAAAATATAAAACGGTAGGGCAAGGTGGATTAATTCCAACCCTAGTAAAAGCAATCCAAGAACAACAAACCATCATAGAAGACCTTAAATCAAGAATTGAAACACTAGAAGGATAATAAAACAATTTTTTAATTTATATTATATTATATTATGGAAGAAAACAAAGTAGAAGAAGTAGTAGCGGATCAAGTAGATTCAACTACAACAGAAAAACCGACTGAAGAAAAAGTTAAGGTTAAAAGAAGACCATCAATGAAGAAAAAAGTAATTGATGATATTATTAAGGTAGATTTATCTAAACCTAAAGAGGAAGAAGAAAAAGAAGTAGAAAATGTCGTTGAAGAACAACAGGAACCAGTGGCAGAAGAGTCCACAACAGATGAAGCAGTGGGAGAACAAAACCCCGAAAGCGAACCTGAACAAAAAAGTGAAGAACAAGTTCCCGAAGATGAACAAGACAGCGTTCTCTCGGAGATAACTGAAGAAGAAAAACAAGAGATTGTTGAAGAAAAAACAGAAGAGCTAACCGAAGAGATTAAGGAGGCTGTTCAGGAACAGAAAGAAACTGGAGTTGAACTACCTGAGAATATACAAAAGGTGGTTGACTTTATGAATGAAACCGGTGGGTCTTTAGAGGATTATGTAAAAATAAACCAAGACTACAGTAAGCTTGATGATAACTTTTTATTAAATGAGTATTACAGGCAAACCAAACCTCATCTAACAAGTGATGAGATTAATTTTCTTATGGAAGATTCATTTTCTTTTGATGAAGAGATTGATGAGCCAAGAGATATTAAAAGAAAGAAATTGGCATTTAAAGAGCAAGTTGCAAATGCTAAAGTCCACTTAGACGGGCTAAAGTCTAAATATTATGAAGAAATTAAAATGGGGTCTAAGTTAGCCCCCGAACAGCAAAAAGCTGTAGATTTCTTTAATCGTTACAATAAGGAGACTGCAGAGTCTCAAAAAATAGCAGAGAAACAAAAGTCTGTATTCTTAAATAAAACAGGTGAAGTTTTCAATGATGAGTTCAAAGGTTTTGAATATAATGTCGGAGAAAAAATATACAGGTTTAATGTTAAGGAGTCTAATAAAGTAAAGGAAACCCAAAGTGATATT